ATATAGAATGGACGGCGCGGGATGGAGCAGTCTGGTAGCTCGTCGGGCTCATAACCCGAAGGTCGTCGGTTCAAATCCGGCTCCCGCAACCAGATACCCAGAAAGGCCACTCAATCGAGTGGCCTTTTTGTTTGCGCGCCATTTATCGCAACCCCGCCCCACCAGAAGACCGGCACTCCTGCCGACGGCACCCCAGGCAGACGACGCTCAGCGCTGGTCAATTGCCTGCGCCACCGCTAGAATTGCGCACTTTTTGATCAGAGGCGCAGCCAGCGCCCGGCATCCATCCGTACACGCCCGAGGTTACCCCCATGTCCACCCCCGCCACGCCGAAAGTCGGCTTCGTCAGCCTCGGTTGCCCTAGCGTTAGTTAATCTATACAAATTCACCAGACACAAAAAAGGCCCGGCACCGCAGGCGTCCTGCGGCTCCGGGCCTTTTGTTTGTGCGGCTAGATCCGCCACACCTCTTTCGCCTTTTCAAACCCGACCCACTTGCCATCCCGATCCAGCCCACGACCAGCCATCAACTGCGCGGCAATCGCCTGGGTGTCCACCTCCCCCTTGGCCATGGCGTTCAGCAGTTCGGTGGGCAGGGGCTGGAGGTGTTCGAGCAGGTTCATGGGCATCTCCTTGTTGGTTTCCGTTGGCACCAGTAACGCTCCGGTGCCGCGGCATAGCAAGCGAATCAGACGCCATCAAACAGGCCACCAAGTGCTGCAGGCTCCCAGTTCATGATCACCAGCTCGCCCGTGGTTTCAGCCAAGCCCTGGCGCTGGTTGGTGCAGCTGTAGCGGATATCGAGCTGCTCCATATGAAAGCCCTCGAACGCCCGGCGGATATCGGGATGGTCGTTAATGCTGACCATCACCTTGCCTTTGCAGCGCCGCATGAAATCGGCCATGCGCTCGTAGTTCTCATAGGGGAAGTCGACGCCGTAGCCAGCCGTTTGCCAATAGGGAGGGTCCATGTAATGGAAGGTGTGCGCGCGGTCATAGCGCTCGGCGCACTCAAGCCATGGCAGGTTCTCAACATAGACCCCGGCCAGCCGCTGCCAGGCGGCGGAAAGGTTCTCCTCGATGCGCATGATGTTCGGGGCCGGGCCAGTCGTAGCGGTACCGAACGTTTGCCCGCTGACCTTGCCGCCGAACGCATGGTGCTGCAGGTAGAAGAACCTGGCCGCGCGCTGGATGTCGGTAAGGGTTTCCGGGCGGGTGACCTTCTGCCACTCGAACAGCTGCCGGCTGGATAGCGCCCACTTGAACTGCCGCACGAACTCCTCAACGTGGTTCTGCACCACCCGGTACAGCGACACTAGGTCGCCGTTGATATCGTTCAGCACTTCCACGGGCGCAGGCTGGGGCCGCATGAAGAACAGCGCCGCACCGCCGGCAAAGACTTCGACGTAGCAATCATGGGGAGGGAACAGCGGGATAAGACGGTCGGCCAGGCGGCGTTTGCCGCCCATCCACGGGATGATGGGAGTGGTCATAGAATGCAAACCTTTACTGTATAAATAAACAGGTGCTAGGCTCTCCCCCGCTTCGTGCACGGAGTGGGAGCCTTGGCTTGGCTTGCAGGAATGGCTGCGGGTCGAGTGGCCGGGCTGGGTGCTGTAACACCTGGACCGGTCGCTCTTTTCTTGCTGGGTAAGTTACGGCGTTGCGGCGGGCTGCCCGGTCAGAGTCCGGACGTAGCCTTGCAGGTACTCGAGTTTCTTCCGGTCGCTGATCATTCCGGCGCGGATATCCCAAACAGCTGATCCAGCGCGCTCACTGAGTTCGACGCTGGCTCCATCGCCCAGGCCGATGCTGCCGGTGGCGGCGGACACGATGCGGTCGGCTTCGGCAACTCGGACTTCGATGCGCAACCGCTTACGCTCATCATCAGCGCCAGAGTAAAGCCGGCGCAGCCGCTCATTTTCATCTTGTGCATCTGTCAGTTCCTTGTGTTTGGATGAATCCAGCTCGGCATGCTGCCGCTCGAGCAGCACGCGGGCATCCAGTTGATCGCGCACCTGGTGGGCAGCCGCACGGGCTATCTCACCCAGGGTGTCGCTGTGGGTTTTCTCAGCCCGCGCCAGCTGCTCACCCATGCGCCAGCCGTTGCCAGCCCAGCCAGCGGCAAACACCGCGACCAGCAATGCGCCAAACAACCAGGTGCGTGGTGAGCCGGGAATCAGATCGATCATGCTCATGCCAACACCCCACCAGCCGCCAGATAGTGCGCCAACAGGTCATCGAGCTTGTGCTCATGCTGGCCGTAACCGGCACCAGGAAGACTGGCCCAAATGTTCCGGCACTTGGCGATGGCCTGTGCAATGCGGCCGGAGTGGATATCAGGCAGCGCTCGCCGCTCGCGGATCTGCTGTATCGCGATCTTGTCCTGGCTGACAGGGCTGAAATCCGGCAACCCAAGCTGCCGCTTGTAAGCATCGTAGTAACGGGACAACAGCTGGTAGCGCCCCGCCGCTGTCGACTTGATGCCAAGCTTGGGCAGAGGGATAAGCTTGCGCGGGTGGTCGCCGTAGCCTGCGAAAAGCCCACCACCCACGATCACGTCATAACCCTGATCGCGGGTCGTCTGGCCTGGACGGTCGGTGCCCTCGCTCCATGCGAGCATGTCAAGAAAGGCGAGCACGTTCGTGCCGCCCGCTTGGGCAGCTGAGATTCGAGCCATGAGATACTCCAGAATTGAACCCGGCGCAGGGCCTGGGCAAAGGAAACAACTATGAGAAAAGCGCGCGTCAGGGCATTTGCTGCGCGGCATGCAGCTGAGTTAATTACTGGCTCACTGCCAGAGCCGGCGGACTTTCTGGGAGAAGGGTTTACCGCCGAGGATCGCGTGGCCGTCTACACCGAGCTGCGGGCGATAGCCGAGAAGTTACTGGCCAAGGCCGAGCAACTTGAAGCACAGCGCTAATGGGCTAGCCTGTGAGTTGCGCGCCAAGCGCACCCGCCTAATTACGCAAGGATGCTATCGATGGGACTGATCATCACCCGCAAGGTCAACGAAGAGTTCGTAATGTTCGCAGCGCCAGGGGCTGATCCGGAACTGCTCATTGAGCAGTTAACCGAAGGGCTGACAATCCGGGTGCACGAGGTCAATGACTCCGGCACCCATGTAAAGCTCGACATCTGCGCGCCGCACGGCCTCAAAATCCTGCGCAGCGAACTGCTAGATCAGCCCATCTAAACCTCCACGTCATACTGCGGCAGGCTCGGTGCCTGCCCAGTGATCTGGCCGTCGATGATGAAGGCCTTCAGCCCAACTGCCACGCCCACCCCACGCGCAGAGATCTGCCCGCCGTTGCGAAGCTCGACGATGCTGGTACCTGTGATGGTGTTGATGCTAATCACCTCGCCAACGCTACGCACGCCGCCAGGGAGTAGGCCGATGAATTTCTTCCAGGGGTTTACCGTGGCCATCAGGCACCTCCCGCGTGGTGCCGCTCTAGGCGTAACACCTGGCTGACGCGACTGGCACCCGTGCCGGTTGCGCTTATCTCTACGCCGAGGCAGAGGCCGCGCCAGGTTTCTGCTGGCTCGCGCACTTCGCAAAGGTGCCCGGGCTCGACCAGCCCTGGGCCGCTGCCGCCGACAGGGAATAGAGGGATGGTGAGGCTGACCAGCTCTTGGTTGCCGCCCTTGCTCAGCTCAGTGATACCCCGCGAACGGGCAACATCTGTCGAGGTGATCAAGTCGTCGAGCACGTCGGGCGCGGGCTTGTCGCCAGCGGTACCGGTACGCCGCACGTCGACAGCTACGCCGTAATTGGTACCGCTGACGTACACGCTGTTCCATGCAGGCTGCGGGGCCCAGTCGGCGTCGATGCTGGTGATGATCTCGGCAGGGATGATCCTGTCCATGATCGCCATACCCCACAACCAAAAGGCCTCGCGATAGCGCGGCAGCACAGTGAGTGCATCGGAGTCGCGCGCCGGCCGAACAATGCCCCCCGCAGCCGCGGCTACGCGAGCGATCACCTGCATCGGTGTTTGCTCCTGGTAGCTCAGCGCACCAGCGGTAATTGTCCAGTCGGGCGGGCCGACGCTGGCGGCATCCCAGGTCAGGCTGAATCCGGTGAGGTAAAGCTGGTCATCGGCCGCCTGCTGGGCGTTGATGGCCACAGCATTCATCGCGCTGTTCTTCGGGGCGTATGGCTCGGCAAGGAGCTGGGTGCGGCTGCTGCCGCTGACGCTGTAGCGCTCGGCCGGAAAAGCACCTGCGCGCCCGTAGCGCTCGATCATGATCAACCACTGCCACCCATTCATCGTGATCTCGATGGTTTTAGGCCCTGCCGCATCTGGCCGCACCAGGTTGAGCGAGGTAGTGCCGAAGAGTGAGCCGCTAAATTTCCAACTGAACGAGTCGGCGTCCAGGCTGCACTTGAGGTCGCTGATATCCAGCGGAATACGGTCAGGCAACACCACAACGCTGACGCTGTTGGCGATCATGTAGGTCTCCAGTATGTCTGGCTCGGCCGGCGGGTCGATGATGGTGATCGGCCCATCGTAGTCAGGGTAGGTGATGCCGGTCAGGCGGCCATCCATAACCCGGCCTCGGCCCCACGGCAGGCGCAACTGGCGGTTGAGATGGCGGGCAACCTGCCAGGGGGCAGAGGTACCGCTGTCGACCGGCTGAATAGCCCGGGTTGGCGGCGTGTAGCGGAAGTCGAAGAACACCGCAGGCGCGAGGCCTGGCGAATAGCGTACCCCGCCGAAGGAAAACGCCAGCAGGTGCGGCACATACAGGCTGGCCACTAGCTGCTGGCTGGCGTCGTAGCGCGCACCGTATTCGTCCGCACGCTGGAAGCGCTGTTCGGTGCCGACATCTTTGCGGGCGGGCCTGGGGTTGTAGATCAGGCGCAGGCGCACCTCCCTGGCCGAGATACTCTGATCCCAGCCAGGCATTAGCCCTACGTCGCGCGCTGGCACCTGATCCCAGGCGGAGGCGGCCTGCTGGCTAACCGGCACGGCGTGTTCCCAGGGCATGTGCCGGCGCAAATCCAGGGCCGGCACATCTGCCCATCCCGGTTGCTGCGTAGCCTCGGCCCGGCGCGCCTCCTGCCAGGCCACGGCTTGCGCCTGTTGTGTAGGGGTCAGTGCGGACCAGGCCGCGCTCGGCATCACATCGGCACGCACGCTGGCAGGGCACCAGCTGGCACAGATATCGGCAACGATCATCAGATCACCTCAACAGGGACGGGACCATGGGCCAGCGGGCGGTAATAGCGCACGGCAACTGCGCGGGCGGTGCCCAGCTCACGCGGAGCGTTGTCGCCATCGATGGGCCACCAGGGCGGCTCAACACTGGGTAACTGGCCCGCCTCAGTAATGCGGTACAGCCAGCCAGCAAAAACGCTCGGACGAATCGTCATGCCTACCGTAACCATCTGGTCGACCTGGAACGGCGTGCCCCAGTCGTCAAGCGCCAGGGCGTACATCAGGCTGGACGGCGTAACGCGCAAGTCGAGCATCGCATCACCCTGAGCGTCGGTACGGCCACTACCCGCCACGCGCCATGCGCCGTCAGACTGCTGCTCAACCGCTACAACCGTGCGCTCGACATCCAACCCGGCCACCCGCACGGAAGCACCCAGGCTCGCCGGCGAGCCGACAGCACCGCTACCAGTCCCGTCGTTAAGGTCTACGGCCACTGTAATGTTTTCGGTAATGCGCAAATAACGTGACGCCGAACGCGGCGGCTCTGCCATATCAACCACCACCAGCAGCCAATCCGTGTCCACGGCACTGGCTAGGAAGGTGCTGCTGCCGGATACGCTTCCAGAGAACACAGCCTGGAGGAGTAGCTCGCGAGTCATCATCAGCGCGACTTTAGGGCTGTCCGTCTGCTCACCATCACGGGTGAAGCTTATCGTCAGGGTCCGCAAAGCCAGCGCTGGGGAAAGCGGGATCACTATTGATGGCAACACAATCATCGGTCACCCCCAGTCGGCAGGATCTAACGAAACAAAACCGCCAGGCTCGGACACTATTCCATAGAACGGCGACCATTCCCGCCCACCAGACAGGGGGATCAGCGTGACCCTGGCCTGCCACGTGTTAGCGCTGCCAAGCGCGGGGAAAACCTCCGAAGGTCTACCACTGCATAGGTACGGCTCAAACACCACGCCCCTCAACAGCCCTCCGTAGATAGCGGAACTCGCACTCGTGCCACCACTGACCCCTGGGCCGTAACAGAGCAGCGGCGCGCGCGCTGATTGCACCCTATCTAAAACAGTGGCGGCGCGTGTACTAGTCGTTGTGAGCCCACCAAATGCGCCTGCTCCAGCATGGTAGGAGGCTCCAACCCCCTGCTCCACCACTCCCGTCAAGGGGTGCCTAAGCGCCATACCCGCACCATCAGAAAAAAACTTTGACGAAGTGGTAGTGCCAGATCCACCGCCCAGAGAGCAGAACCCGCCAAGCCCAGAGGCGTTGAGATAACGGCCGAAATAGTGCGATGCGGCTGATGCGCCAGAGATCGCATCAGCAGAGGTAAGGCTTGCGCCCAATAGCAGAATCGCCGTTTTGCCATCGGCCACGACCGACCAGTGCGGGTTGCTTCCCGACACAAACGGGGTGGCGTAAATATACTGCCGGGCCGTTGCACTAGAACCGTCATACCACGGACCGCTCCGCCGGTTGTAACCGCCAGCCAGCGCCGACGAACCATCCGTGATCGACTCCATGATGTAAACGGCATAAGTCCCGGTGGATTGGTGCACAAAATTAACGAAGCCTTCGCCGTTGCTCAGCGAGAATCCATCGGCGTGCTCGTGCCCAACCGTCCATCCAGCGGCCGACTTACTGCCATAGCCATTGACCAGGCATGCCATCAGAACCAGCTTCACCTGATCAATGAGGCGGGTGCCGCTCAGCACCGGTGCCCCCGTATCTAGGCTCGAATAAAATCGCACTGTCATCAGTCTGCATCCCCTCTGATCTGCAGCTTGAACTGATCATCCGCCACTGTGCCCTGCCCGCTCAGCACAGTGCGGCAGATCCACAGCGGCCCCAGGCAGGCGGCGGTGTTGAAGCGCACGGCGTTGCCGGCGGCCCAGCCCGAACCCCAGCCGGCGGCCAGGATGGTGAAGTACGGCACCCCGGTGGCCGGGTTGATCGGTTCCAGATCGCTGGAGGTGGTGCCGGTGGTGAGAATGCCGAGCTTTTCCTCCACCACTTGGAAGGCCGTGGAGCTGGTGAACACGATGGCCCACTTGCCGGCAATGCTGCCCTTGTTGGTCACCACCTGCGGGTAGTTGAGGCTGTTGTAGTTGCTGGTTGTGCTGTCGCCGATCGGCAGATCCGTCCAGTTCGGCGCGCCACTGCTCCAGGTTTTTTGGGTGAACCACTTGAACAGGCGCGCCTGCAGGTCACCCCAGGTCACGGCGCTGGAAACTTTCGCCGCCCCGGCAGGCAGATCCCACGGCATGGGCGCGCTGATGCCCAGCGATCCGCTGATCTGCACCTCGGTGCATTGCGTCATGTGCTCCACACGATCGCGGATCACCAGCGGCAGGGTCAGCGGCGCGCCCTCGGCATCTTGCAGCAGCAGCGGGTTGGCCCAGGTCACGGTTCCAAGGTCGCGGTCTACGCTGTACTGAGCAGCTGCCAGCGCCACGCCGTTGCTGTCCACTACCTCGATGGCAGCCTGTAGCTCGCGCGCCAGGGTTTCTGTACCGCCCGCTGCAGGGCTGGGCACCACGGTTTCGGCGGTGTGGTGGATGACCAACACGTCGCCGTCGCGGTAGATCGGCACGCGGCCATCGGCCGGCAGGCGTACCGGGTCCAGGCCCAACAGGCTCGCATCGAGCGGCAGGCTGGTATAGAGGACGGCGTTGTAGCGCAGTAGCAGCGGGATCACCGGGATCTCGCTTGCCCCACTGGCGTCGGCCGGGTTACTGGTGAAGCGCAAGCGCACAATGCCAGTGGCGATATCCACCCGCCCGTGGATAACAGGCCCCGTGAAGTTGCCGTTGGCATCGGAGTTGGCGGTAACCACCTGGGCATCGTCCACCCGCACCACGGTCATCTGCAGGCTGCCAGGGCGCAACGGTGCGCCGGGCGTGCGGAAGGTCGCACCGGTGATGGCAAAGCCAGCGTTAGTGGTAAGGCAAGCATTGAGTGTGACACTAGGTGCCACAGCCGCCGGGTAGCTGCTGAGTGTGGCCTCACCGGCCGCATAGTCGACGGTGCCCGCAGCTACCCCGGCGTTGGTTTGGCTGCTGATATTTTTGTACAGCACGCCATCGCGGTCGACATACGTCTCGCCCCCCCACACGACGATCAGCGAGCCCGGCAGAATGGGCTCGGATGTAGCAGGCAGCAAATCGAGCGTGACCGGTGGCGCAGCCTGGGTGGCAGTTTGCGGGCCATAACTGGCGGCTGCAGCCTGGGCACGGATCACCAGCGTGCCGCCGAACTGCTCCTGCAAGGTAGTGGCAACACTGATCAGTTTGACATCAGACATGTGAGCCCCTTAGAGCGAGATGGACCAGTCGAGACGGCTGTCGTTTTGGTAGGTGTATTCAACGTATTGGTAATCGCCCCGGACGCGCAGGGTAAACGCCCCGGTGCTGTAGTCGAGGGTGCCGGTGTACCCGACCCAACCGCCAGCACCGTTATCACGCGCGGATTTGTCGACGACCACGGTCTGGTCATAGGTTGTGCTGGTCCCAACCGATGGCACAGCCCGTTTGCGCAGCACAGACCAGCTAGCCTGAACACTCCCCGGCTTGAGCGGTGCGCCGGGAATGGTGCCGCTAACAAGGCCAGAGGCATCGGGCGCGGGGCTGAGTACGGTGTCGGTCACAGCCCCCTGCTGGTAGCTGTATTGGATGCTGCTACCAGCATCTGGCGTACTAGCAAGCTCCATGTCCAGTTCGCCGGTGGCGTAAACGATGATGCCGCTGGCCTGACCGGTAAGCCCGCCAGTACCGTTGTCGGTGATGGTTTTGCTGACACCCGCCACCAGGTAAGTAGCGCTGAGGCTGCCCGGGTTGATGCCGTCGTGCGGCAGGCGGTAACGCACCCGCGCCTTGGCCGCGACCGCTACCCCGGTGCGCTGGGTAAATTCGGCGGCGTTCTGCGCGATGTAGCTGTAGATGATGGCCGAGCCGACATCGGGCAGGGCCGACAGGGTGAACGACACGCTGCCGGTACCGAAGGCGATGGTGCCGCTACCCTCCCCTGTCAGCTCACCATTGCCGGGGTCGCGCAACTCCTGCCACTTGCCCAACGCCAGGAAGCTGATCACCAACGTACCCGGGCGCGGCTTGGCCTCGGCCAGGGCCAGCGTGTAGGCATAGCCGCGGTTGCTCAGGCTGATCTCGATCTCGCCAGTTACCGTCACCCCGGTCACTCCGGCAGCCGGCGTGTAGGTAACCGTGGCCGCGCCGGTGTAGGTAGTGGCGCGGTAGGCGTTGATCTCGCCCGTCTGGTAGTCGACGGTGACCTTGCTGAAGCTGTTGCTGCCAGAGACGAAGTAGAACTCGCCTTTGCCGTTGTCGGTGTACACCCCGGAGCTGATGGTCAGGGTGATGCTGCCCGGCAGTGCACCGGTACCGAGAAAGCTGCGCGACTGGCCGCTGACCACCAGGGCGAAGGTCAGCGCGGGCGATCGGGCCGGGCCGCTGGCCAGCAGCTGCCGGCGGTTGTAGCCGCCAAGCTGGTCGATCAGCGGCGTCTCCTTGGTGTTGCTTGGCACCAGGTGGGCATAGACGCTGGCGACCTTGAGGGTCAGGTCGCCCTGCGCCACCGCATCCGCAAGCGGGCTGATGCCATAGTAGCGCGCCGCGTCAGCCACCTGGGTGCTGAGCACCTGCGCCTTTGCCAGGCCAGTGATCGAGGTGGACGTGGTGCCGGCTGGGTTTACCGAGCCGCCCGGGTAGTCCTTCAGCAGCGCAGCGCTGATGCCAAGGGTGAGACGGCGGCGCGGCAGGGTCAGGTATTGGCCACTGGCGTACTCATAGATGAAGTTCTCCACCACCGCTTCGACGTTGGTCAGGCGCACGTACTGGCTGTTGGTGGCGGTAACCAGGCGGAACACTTCGCCGATCTCGGGGATTCGGTGCTCTTCACGCTGCACACCGGTAATCGAGCGCTGGCCGGTGAGCTGGTTACCCAGCAACTCCCACTGCGCCGCCGTGGCCTGCACCACATAGTTCTCGATGGCGTTGCGCGCGGCGAGGCGTTCGTCCGTCTGGCTGCCGGAGTTGAACAGCACAACATTGACACGCGGGTCGCCAGGTCGATCGGTCACGATTGCGTGGGCCCCCAGGTAGGCGTCGGCATTATTGGTGAGCACGCCGGCAAAGGCCTTGCGCAGGTTGATGCGCCCCAGGGTGCGATCGAGGCGGGAGATGTCGGGGAACAGGTTGTTCACCTCGCCATCGATCACCGCGGCACCCGTTGCGCGCCCACCGCCGTCGTCTTCGTCACTGAGGCGTTGGCTTTTCAGCAGTTTTACGTCTGTGCTGTTGATCGGCATGCAAATCTCCGGGCATTAAAAAACCCGCACTTGGCGGGTTCGGGGATGGGTGCGGGTTATGACGGGGGCGGTTACTGGCGGGGATAGTCCCAGTGCAGCAGCTGGGCACCACCCTGCGTCACGCGAGCGAGCCGCGAGGCATTGGCGAAGGCGACCTGGCAGCGCTCAAGCGCTTCGGCGACGCTGCCGCCGTCGAGCGGCGCGGCCAACTCATCAGCGGTCAGCGCGCGTGCCTGTTCGGGCTGCCAACGACCGGGCGGCTCGTGGCGCTCCATCACTGTCACAGCCTCTTCGGATGTCGCGGCGGCGACAATGGACTGTCCTAGCCAGTAGGCAATCAGGGTCATGGGGGGCTCCTTGGTTAGGGTGCAGGTGGCGCGACGGTGAGCAGGCGCAGGGTTATTTCGTACAGCGCATCCGCGCCCGGGTTTACTTGCCGCTCCACCGGCTTGGCCTCCAGTGCCGCGCCATTGATGCGGTTGAAGATGACCCAGAACTCGCGCCCATCGGGCAGCACCAACGGCATGACCCGGCCGGGTTGATCGCGCAGGATCTCCAGTTGCCGCACTAGGGCCAGCACAAACCAGGCGGCACCGTTGCTGCTCAGGGTTATCGGGCGACCGTGGATCTTGACGCCCTCCTGCACAATCAGGTTGCCGGCCAGGGAGCGCTCCTGCTCTTGCGCTACGGCGTCCCAGTCGAACTCATCCGTCCATTCGAGCTGCTCGCCAGCCAGATCAGGGTTTTCGTCCAGCTGGATGCTGTCCAGCATCATGGCCATTTACAGACTCCTCAGCCCGGCATCCTCAAGGATGCTGAGCAGGTTGGTTTCGTCGCTGTCGTTTTGCAGGGCCACGTTCACGGCCTGGCCACGCGCCGATACCAGGCGGATGACTTTTGCCGGCTGCTGCGCTTGCGCGGGGGCAGGGCCGGCCTTGGCAGCCTCCTCGGTGCGCTTTTGCTGGGCTTCCTGCAGGCGCTTGTTGGCTGTGGCGGCCTCGATCTCATCCAGCGTTTGCAGCGCCTTGCGCAGGTTGCTGGCGGCAGCAGTGTCGCCGGCACTCTGCGCCTGAGCCTGCTGGCCACGCAGCTCATCGCGGCGGCTGGCGAAGCGCGCACGCTCGATCTCCTCCTGGGTGCCCTGCAGTTGCAGCAGCTCCATTTGCAGGCTCTGCAGGGTGCCTCGCGTAGAGTCGCCGAGCTGCTCCATGCGCTGCTTGGCGGACTCCAGCGCGCTTTCCAGGCTGCTCAAGTCAGCCTTATCGAGCAGGTTCAGGCTGTTGGTCGCGCCACCGGCACGGCGCACGAAGCTTTCGAGGGTGATGCTGCCGTCCTCGTAGCCGGCCATCAGCTGCTGCAGGCTGGCTTTCTGTGCCAGGTACTGCACCTGCACCTGCTGGCTCTGCACCTGGCTCTGCGTCATCCAGCGGCCGAAGCCGCTCATGCCCACCGTATTGGCCTGGGCCTGCAGCTTGCCCAGCTCCTCACGGGCACGCTCAAGCGACTTGATGGTTGCATCCAGGTCGCTGGTGTCCATCGACAGATCGACGCTGGTCACGCCCCGTAGCTTGTCGTATGCAGCCAGGGCCGCGGCACTGAGGGCCGCGAGCGGCTCACGGGCACGGCTGATCACGCCACCAAAGAAGTCACCGAAGGCGGACATGTCGCGCTTGGTGTCTTCGCCATCCTTGCGGTTGCGCTCCATGGCCTCGCCACTGGCGCGGCGCTCTTCTTCCATGCGCTTGCCGGAAATACGGCGCAGCTCTTCGTTGGTGACGATGCCGTCTTCGAGCGCTTCGTTGTAGGCGATCTGCGAATCAGTGAGCTGCTTACCTGCATCCTTGCCGGCCTTGCCGGTTTTCTCGATCTCGCCCTTGAGTTCCTTCTGGCGATCGCTGGTTTTCTTCAGCTCCTCGTTGTACTGGCGGGCATCAATGTCGCCGTCGGTATAGAGCTTTTTCAGCGCCGCGCGGATGTTGTTGATGTCGACATCGGTTTTTGCATTACTGATGGCAGCCTGCACCTGGGCGAGGTCGCCGAGCTTTTCGTCAAGGTCGGATACCAGGTCTGCGGCACCGCCAGCGGCAGTGCCTATAGCCTTGAGCTTGTCGCCCAGCAGGGCCGTGGCTTGCTGGTATTCCTCCAGGCTGAGCTTGCCGTCCTGGTATGCACTGAGCAGCGCCGCACGCAGGCCCTCGACCTGCTGCAACGCCTTGGCATTGCCGATCAGGTTGACCGCGTTGGCCATGTCAGTGATGGCTGTTTTGCCACTGGCAGCGGCGTCGACTATGCGCTGCTGATCAGCGATCAACTGATCCGCGTGCGCCTGGTTGAGCATGCGCTGCTGCTCAAGCGCGCTCTTCACCGCAGCGGTTTTCGCGGCCTCGGCGGCGGTTTGCTTCTTGGTGCTGCCGGCCTTCTTCTCGTCGAGGAAATCCCAAGCGCTGCCGAGCTGCTCCAGGTCAGTCTTGGCCTGCTCCACATAGCCGGCGCTCAGGTCGCCGAGGAAGGTGTACAGACCCTCGGCCTTGGCCTTGATCTCACTACCGCCGAAGAAACCGGCGATCTGCCCGCCGGCCAGCAGCACCGAGCCGAATGTTAACTGCACCGCCTTCACCAGCGCTGCCGCAGAGCCGGTCACCAGCAGCGAGAAGCCATTCCACACCGTGGTCAACGTGGCCACGGTGTATTGGCCAGCGGTCAGCGCTTGGTCAATTGCAGGGCCGACCTTCCTGGCCATATCACTGGCTTTCTCAGCCAACCCGTTAAGATCAATTTCGCCCAGCTTTTCGATGTACTTCTCGATGGATTCGGCACCGTTAACGAAGGTATCCGACAACGACTGAGCCAGCTTGTCGAGCCGACCGTCCTTGTCCATCTCGTCGATCTTGGCCGCTACCTCGCCCAGCTTCTTTTTGACGTAGTCCATCGCACCGGACTTAGAGATCCGGTCGAGGAAATCAGACCACACATCGCGCAGGTTGCTAACCCTGCCCGTCAGGGTGCTCATGTTCTCGGCAGCAGCACCCGTGGCGCTTTTGCCCATCTCATCGATGAGCGCCTTGATTACGTCGCGGCCCAGCCGGCCCTCAGTGGCCAGCTTGCTCAGCTGCGCAGCGTTCTTACCGGTGATCTTTTCCAGCAGGCCCCATACCGGCACCCCACGTTCTACCAGCTGCAGGATCTCCTCGGTCTGCAGCTTCTGCTTGGCATAGGCCTGGCCGAGCGCGGACGAAATACCCGTCAGCCGCTCCATGCCGCCGCCGAGCTGTTCGTTTTTATCAACTACGGCCTGCAGCGCACCGCCCATAGGGTCCAGCCCGTAGGACTTGAGCAGGGCAAAGGCGTTGGTAACGTCCGTGACTTCCAGCGGGGTGTTCTTGGCAAAGTCCCGAATCCAGGCGGTGGCCTGCTCACCACCGGCAATGCTGCCCATCAGCGAAGCCATGCGCTTGTCGAGCAGCTCGAACTGGTCGCCGGTTCCTAGCATCGAGTAGATGCCGTCGCGCACCAGGTTGAGGCCCTTCTGCACCAGGCTAAACGCGGCGTTCAGGGAGATATAGGCAGCGGCGAAGGCCAGCACCTGGCGCGCCCCACGCGACATAGCCTCCCGGCCAGCAGCAATGCGGGAGTTGTGTTCAGCCACCGAACGACTCGCAGCGGCCTGCTCGCGCTGCAATGCCTTGAGCTGCTGGCTGTTATCAGCCAGCGCACCCTTGGCCTTATCAACCTCAGCAGCCAGGCGCTTTTCTTCGTCGGCCAGGTTGCTGGTGTCGATGCCGGCTGCCTTGGCGGCCTTCTCCTGGTCGGCCAAGCTGACATTCAGCGCATCCAGTTGTCGCTGCATGCGCCGCGCTTCGCGCTCAGCATCCTTCAAGGACTGCTGCAGGCCCGCGGCCTCAGGTGCCTTGTTTAGGGCGTCGCGCAGTTCTTTAACCTGAAGGTCCGCCTGCACCAGCGAGCGCTCTGCCTGCTCTGCGGCGCGCTGGGTGCTTTCCAGCCCCTTGGCTAGCCCACGCGCATCCTTGGCAGCATCAAGCGCCTTGCCCAGCGCCTCGGCTTCGGCACTGACAACGGCCAACGCCTCGGCACTCTTCTTCGCCGCAGGCGACAGCTCATCCTTGCCGCGGAGCACGAATTGAATCAGACGGTCTTTAATGCTCACGCGGTTTTCTCCGGGCAATAAAAAACCCGCCGTAGCGGGTTTGGGTCGTGTTTATTATTTCAAGCTGCCGAAACGAGCGTCTTCATCCGCGCCGTTACCGCCTCCAGCAGGCCAGGCAACTGGGCGGCCGGCAATGCGAACGGGTCAGCCACGATGGCGGGTAGCTTATTGAGCGGCACTACCACCGCATCGGGCGTCACCGGCCTGACTTGAAGCTGCCCCACGTGGTCGAAGGCCAAGATTAAGCGGGTATCCAAGAGCGCAGTCAGGCCAAACCGCTGCACCGGCGTCAGCTCTTCATCTGCAATCAACTCACCCTGCAACGGTGGCGCTACCGTTTGCGGATGAAGCTCACCCGCCAACGGCGGCTGGCCTAACGCTGCACTGAGCTGCACACCAAGCAAGTTGGGTGAGGCAACATCAGCCAAACCACTGCGCTGCGCAGCCTCCAACATGCCATCGCCGAACTGGGCGCGCAGGTGTCGCCCCGCAACTACCAGAGTTTCCAGCGCAGCGCCTACACCAATCAATGCATTGGAGCGCATCGCCTGATGTACCGGGGCCAGTTCGTGGTGCGCGCGTACCAGCCGATCCCCCGCTTCACACAGTGCGTACAGACAAGCCTGGGTTTGCTCATCCAGGCACGCAGCGCCTGCATCAAGAGGTGCCCGCGACATATCGCTGAGCACCCTTGTTATCCAATCCGTCCAGGCCTTGGCCTTGCTGGCATCGCGCACATAGTCGCCGGCCCGCTGCGCCGCTGCTGCATCTATATAGATGTGACGCTGCCGGCCGCGTAACCGAGCAAGCTTGTTGCCATCTGGCAGCCCGCGCGTGATGCGGTCAGAGCTACCCAAGCCAAGGGCCGTACAGATAGTGCTGGCCTTGCACCACACCTGGCCACCACCTACAAGGAACTCAATACGGCGGCCCTGAAAGGAATGGTCAAGACGGTCGAGCTGGGCCGGGACAGTCACACCTGTTTGCGGCGCAGCCAACGCCTGGCGCTCCATCGCAATAAAGTAACGACGGGCGGCCCGCCCCTGCTCGTTGTTCTCGACCATCGACAGCTCTTTGGCCATGTCGAGAGTAAGGTGGTAATCGGTGCGGTTGTGGCCGCCTCGCTTTGCTTCACTCTTTGGTGAAGCAATAACGCCACCTTGAGGTTTTTCACTTTTCGGTGAAAAACTCATGAAGTCCTGATTCTCCTCGAATCCATACTGCTCGATGCGGTGCTTAATCCAATCGGAGAACTGCTTGCCATTTTTCAGGTACGAATGCAGCTCGCGGCCATCACACACCTGCGACGGCATGCCACCGATCACACCATCAAACACCCGCACCAACTGTTGCGCACCGCCCTGTACCGCCGTAGTATTCGCCATGTGAATCGCCTCGTAATGATTTACACCAAAGCCCTGACGTTGCCGCGTTGGGGCTTTTTCTTTTGCGGCATTCATGCCGCCTCCTGATCGCGTCGCCGGGCCAGCTCAAGCTCATGTACCAGCTGACCATTCACTGAGCGACTTTCTGCCTTTGCCCTCTTCTTCAACCACTCGGCAACCTTTCTTGGGATGCGCGTGGTGGCTCTCACATGCTCGTCCATTTGCTGACCTCTGCTTAGTGGTAACACGGTGTCACAATAACACCGTGTGTCTATGTGTCAACAAAAAAAATGGCTACATTGTGTCGCTATGAAAACAGAAGAACCGATGCGCAACATCAACCCCTTTGGGCTCCGCCTCCAGCCAGAGCTGAAAAACCAGCTTGAACAAGCCGCTGGCGAAAATAAGCGTTCACTAAACGCGGAAATTACTGCTCGCCTTGAAGAAAGCTTCGAAGAGAAGTCATTCGCCGAAGGCAAGGCCACCGTGCTTGAGCTCAAGTCGTTGATGACAGAGATATCCCTTATCAGCGCCCTGCTTTCCATGGTTCAACAGCAACCGCAGAGCCAAGAGCGGGACGTGGTGCTCAAGCAGTTGATAGATAGAGTCGATGCAATGGGCGACATCCAAAAGCTATTTACAGAGCTGATGAGAGCGCTCCCTATCGAGCAACCAGAGAAAGGCCCAATCTCATTCGAATATCGCCCGGACACCACCCCGACCGCCAAGAAGCCAATACGCAAAGGCAGCAGGCCACTCGGTGTAGACCCGGAAAAATAGCCCGCAAACCAAGGAACGGCCATGACCTACGAATTCGACTCATCTGAATACGACGAACCATTTACCGAAACTGATGAACACGACGATGGCATGGCAGAGTTCTGGCAAACAGACGGCATCCCGGCCCAGGCACTGTTGCGACTTACCTATGAGGATTCCAGCGGCCAGGTATCTGAGCGGCTTTTCGAGACCCGTTTATTTACTGAGCCAGACAGCACGTTCTCCATTCTCGGCCACTGCCATATGCGCAACGCCGAACGCACCCTGCGTATCGATCAAATCACCCAGTGCGTAGATGAGCGCACAGGCAAGGTGGTTGACGATGTTTACGAGTACCTGTTTGACCTATACCGGCAAACACCGGTTTACTCGCTGGACAACGTGTTGGCCGACCACGGTGATACGCTCCGTGCCCTCGCCTACGTGCTTGATACTGGTGGCAGGTGGCAGAGCCATGGCCACGCGGTACTAGGCATCGCGAGCAGAAAACTGTCAGGTGATTCCAGGGTTACCGACACCATGTTGGCCCCACACCTTGAGTCGGTATCAGGTGGCTCTCTACAGGCCTATCGCATGGTCATCGGCCGCCTAAACAAGTCACTCTCAAGTGAAGCCAAATCCGCAGTGCTTCGGCTGGCGACCAAGGTCGCAAACCTCGACGGGCACATCAGCGGCGCTGAGCAAGAAGCGCTCGACTATATGGTCAAGCGCTTCTCTAAATCTGAATAGGGCCATCCCTGGCCCGTAGCATCAAGCAGCTTTGTTGACGATCTGCATCTCGCAGAACTTGGAGATGTCGTTGCTGATCACCAGCGGGTCGGCCAGCAGTTCGGCGTTGGCCTCCAGCTTGATGTATTCCTGGCCGAACACGTTGAGCTGGCTGATCAGGCCCAGCTTCGCGCGGCGCGGGCGCAGGCTGAACGGCTCGCCGGACTGGGCATCGTTGAGACCGGCGATGTAGAACTCCAGCTCGACCTGGCTGCCGTTGAGCAGCTGCAGGGCGTCGGCGGCCAGCTTGGTGTAGGTGGCTTTGATGCCTGCCACGGTGATCGCGCTGCTGCCAGTGACGATGATGCCGTGCTGGCTCAGCAGGTAGTCGGTGCCTGCGACCAGGGCCACATCCGCTGCCGTGGTAATCACCGGGGGAACAGTCAGGTCTGGCAGGTTCTTGAACGGGATCAGCTCCCCTTCAACACCGGCACAGGCCAGCACTTCGGCGCTAACCACGCCAGCAGCCACCGCAGTGACAGTAGCGCGCGTTACGCGGGCGACGTTGGTAGCAGTGAGGTCGTACATGCCGATGGCGGCAGTAACATCAGTCACCACTTCGCGCACGTTGCGGTTACCGCCGCCGCCACGGTAGTTGGGCAGCTTGGTCTGGTTGGTGGTAAACGACAGGTTGAAGGTGTCGCAGTTGCCGATATCCAGCAGCGGGTCGGCGGATTGGTAGGCGCGGGCGTAGATGATGCCCTCGCCGGCGAAGGAACGGTCAATCTGGGCCATGTGGCTCTCCTCGGATTCGATGATGTCCGGGGAGGCATGGCGAGCAGAGTGGCCTAAAGGCGGGTCTGTTCAGCGTGCCCGGTGGGCGATTTATTCGGGCTTGGCTTGCTCTTTGAGCCAGCTTTCCCAGGCGGTGACTGCACCTTTTGCCAGGCGAATCAGCGCCTCATGCAGCTTGCGGGTGGCAGGGCTCATTGCTTGGCAGCCTCGGCCTTCGTGGCAGCCTCGGCCTTGGCCGGGGCGCTGAAGCCATGGGCCTCGGCGTGCGCGGCAACGGCCGGGGGCACGTCCTGCTCGCCCTTGGCGTAATGCTTTACGGTTGGGCCAATCGCGTAGTTGAACGGCTCGGTAACGGTGATCTTGGGCATTGCATGTTCCTCACTTGAAGGACTGAACGTAGGTGACCTGCATCGGCATGACATGAACGGCCCAGCGCCGGCCCTCGCCAGGTGGCATGGGGGTTTCCGTCTGGAAGCTGGCCAGCTGAACACCCTGCGCAACCAGGCCAGCCTTGGTGCCTGGCAGCGCCGCCTTGACACCCAGCCGCGCAGCACGCAGCGGTGGGGCAAAGTCCCGGCGCTTGGTGATGACGGCGAGGGTCAGGGTCATGCGTTCCCGCACACCACCCGTTCCGGCGCGCTCGATCTCCTCGGTCGCACCGGGCTGGATGACGATGAAGTCATCCGGCAGGTTCTCGTCGGCGGAGTCGAGCACGCGCAGCACGCTGTCCTCGAACACCAGGCCGCCGAAGGAATCCACGGCAGCCAGGCGCGTGAGCAGCTCCGCGACGATGGCGGATTGCATGTCAATGGGCATGGTCAGGGCACCACGTAGAAGGTGATCAGGTGGCCGTCATCTTCGGCAATGCCGTCGATGTGCCAGGTTTTGCCGTCGGCACCCCAATCCGCCGGATCAAGGCGAAACGCGCCCTTGCGATCCAGCGGCTGGAGCAGGTGGCGACGAACCGTGATGGTCACAGCCCGGTCAACCATGCCGTTGAGAACGTCCATGCGTTCGACATCCTTGTCGAGCATCACCTCAAGCCCGCCAACCAATACAGCACCGGCAGCGTTGAGGTAATCGCCGCTACCGTCGTTGAGGCTGGCCATGATCGCGGCGTCCATGTCGTCGATCAGATCGGCGAAGACGGCCATGGTTACTCTTCCTGCTGGTTCAGCAGATCACCAGCACCGCCGGTTGCGGGTGCTGGCGGCGTCGGGGCTGCACGCATCAAGGCCTGTGCCACAGGGCTGCGAATGGGTGCAATGGTGCCTGCCTTGACCAACTGCGCACCAATCTCGGCGTTGGGCGGCGTGTACTCCTCGCCCTTCACGTACACCTTCTTGCCTTCCTGGATGCAGCCGTCGATCACGAGATGAGCTTCAGGTTTCTTGGCCATATCACACCACCTTCGCGTAAATGAACGCGTCCGGCTCAAGCAGGCCGGCCAGTGGGGCAGCCTGCAGCTTCAGCCAGCGAGCGCTTGGCTCTTGGGTAACCCAGGACTTCGGGAAGCGGGACGCTTCGACCAGGCCGCTCTCGATGGCTTCCAGATCCTGAATGGCACCGTAAAGCATGGCGTTACGGGTGTTGGTGGAGCCGAGGATCAAGCCGCCTGCCGGAATCATCGGCTGCTCGTCACCCGCAGCGTCGAGGAACCATTCGTCGTAGCCGTAAAGGTCGAGGCCCGGGTCATTCAGGTAGCCGAGGTAGGTCACGCCATCCGGCAGGGTTTCAGGCTTGATGATGCCCATGTCCACCCGGCGGGTGTTGAGCTGCTTCATCACCATTTCGTCGCTCTGGAAGGCATCCAGCGCTTCACCGCTGAGCACGCCGGTATTGGCAGTGCGGCCGGAGTCCTTGGCGATCTTGCGCTTCCACAAACGCATGTTGCCGATCGGGTCGGAGCCAGTGCCGCCCCATTGGCCGGTAGAAAGGGTGATCTTATGATCGGAGGCCATCATGAAGTCGATGGTGTCGTCCACACCCTCACCGATCACACGCACCTGGCCAGTGGTCAGCGCCTGGGCGCACATCCACTCTTCACGACGGGTGATCTGATCGTCCAGGTCAGCAATGTCCTTGCCAAGCTGTTCACCCGCCCGCTGCATCGGCGGCCGGGACGCATAGGGAGTCTCGCCAGCAGAGCGCTTGAGGATAAGGTCTGCCGTGGTTTCCATCTTCGGCTGGATGTACGGCGGCACATAGGTGTCGGTGCGGTAGCCTTCGCGGCTCACCAGGCTGCCAGGCAGGCGCGGGTGGACGAAGGGGGCCATCTTGCGCTGGCCCTTAACGATGTCGATGTCGACCGCCTTGGTGGCGAAGGTGCGCGGGGTACCACCATTGAAGAAGGTGGCCATCAGGAAGCGGCGCGCCAGCTTCATCTGCTCAACCGCGTCGAGCATAGTGCGGGTATCAAAAATATCCATCAGGTGTCGCTCCTATCAGCGGACGAACAGGGAAAGGGGACGCAGCGCAGCTTTCACGCCCGCCAGGTTGTGGCCTGCGCCAAGGGTCAGCGCGGTACCGAGCACCTCGCCGGTAAGACGCAGCACACCAGGTGCCGCACCAGCCGTGGTGTCGATGGCCTGGTCGAGCACAACCGAGGGCGTTTGCGAGCCATCGGCAGCCGCGCTGGCCGACAGCTTGTATTCGCCGCCCTCGGTGACTTGGCCGAGCACAGAGCCGGCGGCAAGCACTTGGCCGGCGGCGATGACTCCAGCCGCTTTGACGATGGGAAAGTCGCCGGCGCTGAGCTGCTCCGGGACATAGCTAGCGGTAGTTGGGTTCGGCATGACAGCCTCCTGTTAACGGCGGTTAGCGCCAGCGACGATGGCGCTGACTGCGGTTTTTTGGGCAGCGGCTTCGACATCCGACTGAGCAGCTGGGGTAGTGGTATCCGTGCCTTGGCTATCCGTCTTGATACCGGCCAGGCTGATGCCGCGATCCTGCGAGGCCTTGAACAGGGTCAAAGCGGTAGCCTCGACGCTGGAGCCGCCATCAATGGCCGCCTCGATTTCCTTCTCGAAGCCCTTGGCCGCCAGTTCGTTGATACCCTTGATGCGGGCACGCTCGGCAGTAACAGCTTCTGCAGCGGCGGCGGTTTTGATGGCAGCGGTATCGACTTGCTCGATGGCGGCGATTTGGATGGTTTGCGGGTCAGTGCCTGCAGCGATGGCCGCGTGCAGCTCCGCCGTGGTTTTCACGATGGTCATGCTGAGTTTCCTCGGGGTTGCGGCCGACTTGGCCATTTCTGTGATTAGCGACTCAAGCGAACCGAGCCGGTGCGCCAGGCCTGATGCAACGGCTGCTGCACCAACTTTCAAGCCGCCGTGGTCGCCCATGGCTGGAACTTGATCGGGATTTACGCCCAGGTTGCGGGCGACCTTGGCGACGAAGACTTCGCCAAGGGCGTTGATGCTTTTGGCGACCTCGGCGCGGCCCTCCACGGTTTCGAGGTCGGGACGCTTGTTGGGGGCGTTGCTACTGGTGATGGTGTAACGCTTCTCGCCATCCGCCGCCTTGCGCAAGGCCACTTCCACCACTACGCCAATGCTGCCAACCAGGGCGGTGTCATCAATCACCACCTCATCCGCTGCGCTTGCCAGCCAGTAAGCGCCACTTGCAAGGCTGCCCCCGGCATAGGCCTTGATCGGCTTTTTGCCGCGGGCGGCAAAGATCATGTCGCCCAGCTCGTTGATGCCGTTGGCCTCACCGCCGGGGCTGTCCATATTGAGCAGGATGCCCTTGACCTGAGGGTTATCCAGGGCGGCCTGCAGGTCGGTCGCCAGCTCTTGGGTGCTGGTCGCACCGCTGATCCGCGTGAACAGATTGGCGTAGCGCATGATCGGACCGGTCACCGGGATGATGGCGATGCCATCACGCATGGACACCGCACGGGTGTTATCCAGCGGCCGGCCGAGCCGTGCTTCCAGCGCCTCGGGGTCCCCCTGCCGATCAGCGATGGCCATCAGGTTATCGAGGTCAGCAGGAAGCATCAGCCAAGGCCGCGAGGCGGCCAGCTCGAATGCACGTGACATGGGTTATTCCTCGTCGGGTTTTACTGGCTCAGCCTCAGGCGTTGCGCCTTTGGGAAGGGTGTAGAGGCCGTCCTGGCGACGCTGGGTGACCTCGCGCACGCGCTGGCGGTAGACCTGCTGCCAGGGCTCGCCGGTCATTGCTGCGGTTTCCAGGGTTTCGTTGCTGATGCCGATATCGATACGCTTGCCAGCAGCGTTGGCTTCTTTCAGTTCGTCGATGGCACCGCGCGCAGGGCCGATCCACAGGGCCATGCAGTAGGCTTTGCGCTTGGCCGGGTCGGAATACCCCGGCAGGGCAATCAGCCCACGGGCAACGGCCTCGTCGATAATCAGCTCGCGGCTCGGCTGACAGAAGTCGCACGTCAGCCACCAGCGGCGCAGGCTGTAGAAACGCCAGGCCTGCAGCATCGCAGCACGCGCGGCGCTGTAGCTGGTGTTGTAGTGCAGCAGCAGTTCCTCGAACGGCACCTCCAGCGCGGCCCCGATCTGCTTGACCACAGAAACAAAGAACGGGTCGAACTGCGCATTGGGGCGTGCTGGGTTGGCGATGTTAGCTTTTTCGCCTTTGCCAAGGTCGACAATGGCCCCCTCGCCCAACTGGATATCGTCGCTGCCCGAAGCATCATCGGTGCTTCGGGCAGTGGAGCCCTGGGCCAGGGCGGCAAGGGTCATCTTGCCGTCGTCGAAGGCTTCGGTTTTTTCAATGAAAACGGTGAACATGGCCGAGATAACAGCGGCCATCAGCTCGGCGCTGCTATAGCGTTCCAGCTTCTGCAGCGGCTCAAGGACTGGTGCCAGGTAGGGCGCACCGCGCTTTTGCCCGGGCCGCTCCTTGTCAGCCATCACATGCATAACCCGGCGACGGCCGGTGACAGGTCCGAAGACTTGCAGCGAATCCCACTTGATCGCGACACCCCGGTTTAGCTCGTTGGGGTAGCCGCTGCACACGTGGTAGCGAACCGGCGCGCCCAGGCTATCGAACTCGACACCATCAACAAGCCGAGCGCTGTCGAGCGCATTACCCGGGTTGCATACTCGGTCTGTTTCGATCAGCTGCAGGCGGGTGCTGAAAATGCATCCGGGCCGCTCGTCATCGGGCGTGGCAATGAACACGTCGCCACCCACCATGGCCGACACCAGCACCAGGGCCTGCAGCTGGTAATGGTTGAGCGTCGCTTCGGCATCGCACTCGCGAGCATCATCGGCATACAGCGACCAGAGCCGGTCAAGCTCGCCATTGAGCTGCTCGGCACGCACCTCATCAATGCCCAGCACCTCGTAGTCGACCTGGGCGCGACAGACCAGGCCGGTACCGACCACGTTGGTGCGGATGCGCATGATCACCGCGCGGGCAATCAGGTGATTGCGCATTGCATCGCGGGAACGGGCAACGAGCATGTTGCGTTCGTTGGTGTTGAGGTCGCGGCGGGGGCTGCCCAGGCCAGGTACCCAGCTGGCCATGCTGCGCAGGATGCGCGAGGCACCACGCCAGCGCGTTTCCACGCCACCGCCGCCGCCCTGCGCCACCACCTTGGTTTCGCCCGCTACCGATTGAGCGAGCCTGATGGCTTCGCGCATCAGCAGCTCTTCTGGTTTTTTGCGGAAAAAGCCCATGGTTAGATGCTCGGGTAGGTAATGCGGTTGCGGCCACGCCCCATAAGAGCGGCACTCTCGTTGGCAACTTCCTTGGTGATCTGCGACTCCAGCATGCGCAGGCTAGCCAGCTCCGCGCGCTGCACCTCTCGGTCGCCCTTACGCACGCGCTGACCTTTTTCGAGGATGGACTTGATCGACGCCCTGACTTCCGCCAGGCGTTGTTGTGCTTCTGTCATGGGTTACCTCAGTGACCGCCGCGGCTGCGTACCCCTCGCCCACGGCCAGTGGCCCGACGCGGTACTGCGGAGACGGGTTGGTCGTTGTTGAACAGGGTTGGTTGCAGCAGCTGCTGTTCGATCTGATCCCACTCAGGATCGCGCAGCAGGTGCGTCTTCAAACTGCGCGCGGCATGCAGGGCATAAACCTCACAGTCCAGAGCTTCGTTGCGGCGACCGGCTTTCCTTTGCCACACCATCTTGCTGGGGTTGCGCGCGTGTGGAGCCAGCACTTCGTTGGTCAGCTGCTCGTAGTAGTCGGCGCGAATCTCCGCGTACCAGTGCATGCGCCCAGGCCCGCTACCATTCAATCTCAGGCGCGAGTCGATCAGGGTTTTCGCCTTATGGGTGCCGACGATGTGAACCCTCAGCCCGTACTTGGCGGCCTTGGTATTGCTCTGGTTGGTGTCCTGCGACTGGGCTGGTTTGGAGTAGATTTCCTTTTCGCGGCTATCTACCGAAGCCCCTTTAATCGCCAGGATGTTGTAGCGCTGGCGGTCCCGCACGTAGGTGTAAACCGCATCGCTGGTGTTACCGTCCGAGCTGTCGATGCTAGCGGCCGATACAACCAACTGGCACCCGTGCTCACTCTGGATCGGCGTGGCAAGTAACTTGTCCAGCTCGGTCCATACGCCATCGTTAGGGTCAATCGGATTGCCTGGTAACTCGCCCCAGTACAACCGCCAGGATTCCTCGCCACGGCCCCAACCGGTGATGATCACCGCCAGGCGATCACCTTGTACGTCCACGCCGGCAGTGACCAGCAGCACGCCCTTGGGCGCAGTCAGCTCGCCATAGGCCTCGGCGCGCTTCTCCAGCTCATCGGTTTTCGGCGCATCGCTCTGGTACTCATAGCTGGTGCCCTTCGAGCTGTTGACGTAGGCAATCATCGGGCCGATGTTGCCGCGCTCAGCGGCGTGCTCAGCCTGCAGCTTCTTCTCCATCAACACCTGGAAGCGCGACCCCCAGAACGTGGCATACAGCTCGTTTAGGTCGTAGCCGGCAATGCCGCGAAACTCAGCAGTAGCAACCCAGCGCCCGCGCTTGAGGTTGGCGTTCTTCTGGTTGTCGTCCCATATCGAGCCGCAGTGTGGGCAGCTGTAAAAGCTCGCCTCCGGCCGGCAATGGCCGTAAACCTCGTGCTTATACTCGGGGTCTTCATCGCAGTGCAGGTTGTCGAAGCTCAGCGCGTGCTCTTGCCCGCAGTCGTGGCAAGGCACTAGGCCACGGCGCTTATCAGAAAGCTCCATTTCGGCATCAATGGCCGAGAGCCCTTTGATTGTTGGGGTACCGCCGATGATGAGCTTCGAGCGGCGGAAGGTTTTCATCCGCTCTTTTGCGAGCTTGATGCTGTCGCCCTGCCCGCGCAGATTGAGGTTACAGTCGTCAGGTTCCTCGACCGCCACGCGCGGTACCGGCGTGGACTTCACACTGGCCGGGCTGTTCGAGCCGACCATCTTGAGGAAGCCACCGGGAAACTTCTTGAAGTCCTGCCGCTGCTGCAGCTTGCGGCTGCGCAGGTCGACCTTCTTCCGCAGGCGAGGCGTGGCCTCGATCATCGGCTCCAGCTTCTCGCCAACGTACTGCTTTACCGATTCCGCCTTGGGGAACAGGATCAGGATCGGCGAAGGGTCGATGTCGATCCACTTGCACAGCGCGTTGCCCAGAACGCCGGAAGTCCATGCCACCTGGGCCGATTTGCGGCAGACCACCTCGGCAACACTGGGATCATCCAGCGCTTCCAGCGGGCCACCGGGCCAGGTCAGGTGCGGCGTGACATCGAAGCGATACTTACCGGGGCGCGCTGCCTCTTCGGGCGCGAGCCAGCGGTACTTGGCCGCCCAGTCGATGATGGACATGCGCGGTGGCGGGGCCCACTTGCGGAAGGCTTGCTGCAGCGCCTTAGTGGCGCTACTCCTCAGCTTCCTCCGGATCGTCCGGTTCGTCAGAATCCCCGTCTGACGGGTCATCGTCATCAGGGTCATAGTTTGATAGCTCTATCAGAATGGCCTCTAGGGGCTCGCGGATCAGCTGGTCATCAACGTCAATGCCGTAACGCGCCGATAGCACGCTGGCCAGGTTCTCAGGGAACGTGTTGAGCAACTCAACCTTGGCCGCGGTAATAGCCGCTTCGAAGCGTTCAAGCAGATCAGCAGCGAACACCACCTCTTCCAGGTCTTTCGCCAGGGCTAGTTCTTCCCGGTCACCCTTGATGCGGTCCAGGCGGTCACGCACGCTCTCTTTCTCGCCGCGCTGTTGTGCAATCTGCACCAGCCATTCGATAACGGCCTGGGTGTCGTACTCGTTTTCATTGCCGCGGCCCAACCCAGTCTCAAGCATGGGCATACCGGTCTTCTGCCAACGGCTGAGGGTGCGCTCATCACGCCCGACAATCTCACTCAGCTGGGCCTTGGTAACTCGCATCCCCATAGCCAACCCCACTAAAGACGGACATCCCTGGCCAGATTTCAGCTAGAGAGAAAACATGGCTTGAATTACCCGTGTAGGGTGGCGGGGGCCAGGGAGGACCCAAAAAGTGGGGCCCCGCCATCACCCGACAAAACCGTTTGTGGCACGCCACTGGCACCATCTACCGCCGCCGGCTGGCCAGCTTCGGCAGACGTCCTGACAGCGCATCAGCGATGGCCTTGTCGATGTTTGCTTCGAGCTGGCCATCGTTCTCGGCAGTGCGCCTGGCCACGTCATGGAACTTGAAGCGCTCGCGGTACTGAGGCTGGCGCACGAAGGCAAGCACCATCACCACGTTCTTACCGCGCCGCTCAGCAATCCCGATGGGCGTCTTGCCGCGCTTCAGCACGAAGAACGCCAGCGCGTGCCCTTTGCGCAGCGAGCGCCGGCTATCCGTCGCGGCATTGTCCGAGCCGGACAGCTTCATTGCCTTGAGGCCAGACAGGATCTGCATCAGATGACCGCGCTGGATATTCCCATAGCCGTCCAGCCGCGCACCGGCAGCAGGAACAACAAAACGGCCAGCAGGCAGAATCCCAGATTCACGCAGGTAACCCTCACTGCGCCGTTGAATGCGCTCGCCCCCTTCAACCTGAGGCATCAGATAGTCCTCGGCACTAAACGGGTTCTTACCGCCTGATACGTCCTGGATCCAAAGCGCCGCCTCAGGTGCTGCCGAAGGCTTGGCATGCAGGATGCGCACAGAGTTCAGCGTCCAAGGCGTAGGCCGATCAAACACGCTGGCCATTTCCACCTGTAAAGCCTTTCGGCCCTGATTGGCGGTATGGTTCAGCGCATCGGCCAGAGCCCGCGGGGCCAAGCCATCACCCAATCGGGCGAGCGCGGCCAGCGCATCGTCCAAACCATCTGCAGTGATAGACCCTCTCATACACGCCTGCTCGCCCGCCGGTCCTGCCAATCCAGCTGGATGATTCGCGCCACGTTGCCGCGCGCTCGATACACCAGCATCAGCACGGCACCCAAGACGATCAGCAGGAATGGCGATATCGACGGCAATGCCTGCCGACCGAACACTGCCAGGCAAACCGACAGCGCATAACAGCCAGTGCCCACGGCCAGCGCGTAAGCCAGCAGAGAGACACCCGGCCGATATCGCGCATCGCCACGCTGGTACGAAACAATCCGCAGGCAGATCGCGCCGCACATCGCCGCGGCCAGCAGAGTCCAGGGGTCAACCATTACGGCCTCCCGATGCGCCGAACGCCGCGCGCACCACACCAATCACATAGCCCAGCCAACCTGGCAGCTTGCCGCCCTCAACCCACTCCAAGAGGCTGACGCAAACCACCACCGTGAACAACGCGCCACCAAAGGCAACCACACCCGAGGTCTTTGCCCAGGATTGGCCGACGACTTCGGCGGCGAAGTAATACCCAAGAATCCAGCTGGCCACGAAGTAGCCGAGGCGCGCCCAGGCAGACAGGTCTGCCTTCCATACGATGAAGAACAGCGCACCGGCAAACGCGCCGATCACAGCATTCGCATCAACGCCCGGCACCAAGCTGGCAGTGGTAACGCCGACAACACCGCCGGCAGCAACCAACGCGGTAGTGGCATCAGCCATAGCAACACTCCTGGGCCAAGAATAAAAAAGCCCGCTGCCACGGGCTGAGCCCGGTCGCTATCAGCGCCCGAGGGATCGGAAAAAGAAAACCCCGCCACAAGGGCGGGGTTTGCAGGTGCCCAAGCGGGGTGGCTTGGGGCTTGACGGCACAGCACGTGCGCTTGGTTGCTCGCTAGGCGGACCTATCGAATCGTGGGGACTTTGTACCCGTCAAAGGACAAACCGAAAACCCCCAATTAACGGTTGATCCTGACGGGGGCTTGCCGGGGCGCTACGGAGCCGACAGACGCCGAGTCACCAGACGAACGGTCACAAGCAGCGCCGCCAGCAGCAGCCTTACGCGCCTTGTGCGTGGCGATTGCACCC